GCGCATCTCGTCCTCACCACGCTTTACAGGACCAGTAACGGGCACTGAACTTGTCTTTTGCAGTGTCGCACGAGTGACGCGCTCTAAAGTTCTTTCGACGTCCCGGTTGATCCTTTTTAATTGCCATGTTCGGATCGCCGAAACGAACCAGCTTAACGTCAGACCCCTTCTTAGCGAGGACCGCACTTTTTTTGGCTTTACCGGGGGTACGTTTAGGTTTGTTAAATCCTGCAAATGTCTCTCCCCGATAACTCAATCTACCTGACGGCAACCTTTTTACGTCTTTTGTCGTCGCCATAAGATCGCCCTCTAACTGTAAAAGATTGTTAGCGCCGTGATGTTGGTGAGGGTGCTTACATACAAATCGTTGGTAAACAGACAGCCATCATCAGGGATGTTTACAGAGTGGGAATCAGATGCCAAAAAGTCGATGTCGAGAACAGTTGCGCCACCGTTACCGTCTGTAAGCGTCAAACGACCAGCGCCTGCCCCGGTCAAAACCTGCACCTGACGAAGACGGTTGCGACCAATACTGGCCGCTCCTGTCCCAGTCAGACGTTTTGTTTTTACGTCTGAATTAGCCATTAGCTTTTCTCCTTGGTCGCTTTTTTAGGAGCAGCTTTTTCCACCTCTTTTTTCAGAGGCTTGCCATCCTTGTCGAGACCGCGGGCTGCCAATTCTTCTTCAGAAGGTGCCTTAAAACGATTGCTCATAGCTCACCTCCTTACGATGCTGCGATAGTGCCGCCAGTGTCAGAACGCTTCCAGTTGGTGCCGTCAGAGAACGCCAGAATGGCAGAACCTGCTGCGCCGTCAGAAACATACACAAGCGTACCCGCGCCAGCAGAAGAAGCAGACGGAGCAGTAGCAACAGTGTAGGTGGGAACTTTGATGTCGCCGATGAAACCGTTATCGGAAGTCACGGGACCAGAGAAGGTAGTATTTGCCATGTGTCACCTCTTGCACAAGGATTCGCCTCGTAGTCTGTGCAATGTCAGGCGGGCTGGTGCCTGTCTACGAAGCTAATATGTTAAGCCCTGCTCGAATAATAACGTATGTTCGCAAAAAAGAAAGGGGGCTCTTTCGAGCCCCCTCAAGTGCAGTTTCAAGGAGGATGGATCGTCGTGACCCAAATCCCTTATACCATACTTTAAGCTGCGCCGGGAGTACCGAAAACGCAACGCCAGTCGGACACGCCGAAGGAGTAACGCTCACGGGCCTTGAAGCGCATGTTACCGGTGTCAAAGTCACCTTCCATTGCCGTTTTGATTGGCGAACGGTTGAAGTATTTGAAACCGTTAGGTGCATCAGTCTTGATGAAGAATGCGTCGGTGTCGGTGAGGAAGTGGTTAACCACCGCACCTTCAGGGAGCATACCCATAGACTTCATTGCGTTCAGATCATTGTCTGCGGTGCCAGAGCGCAGGTTCGAGTTGATAACTCGCTCTGCGATGAACTGAAGCTCTTTCGGAATGATGAGCTTCATGCCGCGAACAGCAATCTTCAGACCGCGCTCGTCAGTCAGACCAGCAATGTCGATCAGCATCTGCTCAAGCGAAGTTTCGTTGAGGTCCGCTGCGGTCGCCAGAAGGTTGGTCTGGTTACCCGACAGAGACGGGTGAGCGTTCGAGCAAAGCGCGGCACCATCGCCAATCGCAGAAGCACCACCCGTGAACGCATTGTTCAGGATAGCAGCAGCTTTGATCTGCTTGGTCTGGGCCATAGAACGGGCCAGAGCCTTGGTGTAGCGCGAGGCCAGACGATCATACAGGTTATCTTCGATAGCCTCTTCGGTGATCGAGAACGCAAGCGCGATGGTTTCGTGAGTGTAACGAGCAGTGTAAGTTTCCTGCGCATCGTCAAAGCTAACGCTTCCGCCTTCGCTTTTAACAGGTGCCGTGGAAAAACCACCGAGCATCACTTCCTCTTCAAATGCACGGTCCGAAGACTCCTCATCGAAGATTTCGCTATGCTCGTTCTCGTAACGGTTATATTCGAGCCCGAACAAGGCATTAAGGCCGGGTTCCAGCTCTTTCGCTAGTTGTGCGCGAGAGATAGCCATTGATTAAGCCCTCCTTAAATGCCGGTGGAGTCCGCGGTGGTTTGAGAGTCAAACCGGCGGGTTCCAGCGTTGAAATGAGCGTTCAGGCGAACAATAAGCGGGATACCCGCTGCCGTGAAGTCATTGTTAGCAGCATCATCCATGATGCCAACAATGCGTAGCGGCAATGTTGCCGTAGTCGCGACGGATGCCACACTAAGTGCGCTGGTCGAAGAACCATTGTTTGACGAACCAGAGCGAGCAGACGTACCCAGCGAGGCGTTCGCGAAAACGGTCGCCAGAGCTGTTGCACGGTCAGTCAAAGAGGCATCTGAAGCTACTTTGAACAGTTGATTCGGATCGTCGGCAACGTAGGCCTTAACCGGATGGTTAGTATCTACGCTGACAGCGCCCGAACCGGGCCAGTAGTTAATCCATACAGGCTTTTTCTGTACAGAGTCGACGTACTCCACACCCATCAGGACACCCAAAGCTTGGGTAGTACCACCGTCCGTCGCACCAGCTTGGTCGATAGTACCTGCCGAAGTGGGTACTACGATCTCATACTGGTAGATCGCGTTGGTGTTGTTGGAGGCGATCTCATACTGAGTTACCCCAGTCGTGTTTGCACCACTACCAACAAGCCCGATAGGACGGAGACCGTAGGCAGTATTTGCGTTTGCCATAAGAGTTCTCTCCTATTGGGGCAGTCCTATTTACGAGGACCGCCGAAGGTTACACGAGATTGCCGATCAGCATTGCCGATCCGCATGGTTGAGTGAGCATTCTCGCGCATCATGTCAGAATCGACTGCCTGCATCTGGTCTTTACTCCGTTGATTGAAGTAATGTGTCCGTTCTGCAACAGTTTCTTCTGGAATCCGTGCGAGTAGCAATCCGCCAACTCCAAACACACCTTGATATTTACCTGAATCGACAACAGGCGCTTCAAAATCAGGATACTCGTCCTTACGGACCAATTCCCAACCTTCGCGCATCTTGGCACTGATGTTCTTGGTGTCGTCAAACCCACGCGTTTCGGCGCGAATCCAACGATGTTTGAAGCCATCAGGGGCAGGTGGTGCATCTAGCATAGACGGGGGAGCCCAAGGCTTACGAAAAGCTTGTTTCTCCCGGGTTTGGTTAGCGCGAGAAGTCCGATTGATGGTCGAACCACCGGTTTGGTTGTCTTGTTCGCCCATCTTCTTACTCCTTCACGTATTTCGCATATTCTTCAAGCGGCACACCCAATTTTTTCGCTATCGCGACTTGGCTCGGGGTGAGTCGAACCTTTTTCCCACTGCGCCCAGAAACATTCCTTGAAGCACCAACAACCGTCTGAGCGGGTCGTCTGTTAGCACCGTTCCCGCCGTTTCCGAATTTATCGGCGATACGGCGATCAAGTTCATTATAGTAGTCATCGCTTTGCGGGTCAAATCCTTCGTCTTCGACGAGTTTTTTGTGTATCCCGAAAGCTGCATAGGTCATAGCTTCGTCTGAGCCAAACCATGCATTGCGAAGAGCCCATTGTTCTGCTTTAGGATCAGGCCTACGCGGTTGTTGGGCAGGCATAGGCTGACGAGCCTGATACTGTGCCGCTGCCGCCTGTTGCTGGCGATACCGATCCTGTTGCATCTTAGCTTGATTGGCGCGGTCTTGTTGAATTGCCAACCCAGTCAAAGCACGTTGCGCTTCTACTGTAGCCTTGCTGTCGCCCAGCTCAATTGCTCGGGCAAGCGCTGCTTCCGCCTGCTGAATTTGGGTGTTTACACGATTGGTGTATTCAGTGACGTAGTTTGTGTCCAAACTATTCATGCGCTGCTTGAGGCCTTGAGCCTCGTTCTGCACCGCTTGAGCATAGCGAATAGCTTCCTGCTCACGGCGCTCGGCCTCGCGCATTTTCTTGGTCAGACGATCAATGCGTTTTTGCGTTGACGTCTCGGCCTTCTGAAATTGGTCTTCGGAATCGTCGTTAAGACTATCGGAAACTTTACTTTCCGATACCTCTACTTCGGTATCCGTCTCGTTGTCGAAATCAAGCTCGACGTGGTCCTCTTTTGCTTGCGCCATTTTTTTATACCTTTACAAGTGATGAATGTCTTCGGGGTCCATAATGGTGGCCAGAATCTCATCATCGTTGAGAATCCTGACCTCTCCGCCGTCGATCTGAAAGCGTGATCCAGCATAGCGGGCAAACATTACCCACTGCTTTTCTTCACACCACGGACCGGAGGGGAACTTGTCAGTGTCCTTATATGCTAAAGGACCAACTTTTAGGACATAGCCCACCTGTGTAGAGATGTTGCTCTTTTCCTGCACCTCAGAAGGAAGGAAGATACCGCCAGCGGTCTTCGACCTGCCTTGGTAGGGGAGGATCAGAATACGCCATCCAGTAGGTGCGGGCATTCTTTCGAGAAGACTTCCTTCAATTTTGGAAGGGTCTAAGCGCGGTTTTTCGACGTAAGCGTCGGCAAGGTTTGGCTTAGTGGATTTAGCTGCTTCAGTCATATTGACGCTCCTGTTTATCTAGCAGGCTCTTGAGTTCCTGTTCCACGTGAGTAATGCACTCCAAGTTGCCCATCAGCTCACGATAGTGTTCCATTGACTTAACATTTCCATTGGTCATGTAGTCAACGCAACCTTGGCGACGTTCTCGGAGTATCCTGAACACCGCTTCGGTAAATTTTATTTCATCCATCCAGTCCTCGCATAAAATCGAACAATGTTCGATAGTATCCTAGCATATCTTATATCAAGTATGCTAGGATAAAAGAAGATTATGCGAGTTCAAAATGTGGGGCGTCGATAAACGGCCTTTTGCCCTCTGAGCGGCGCAAATCGACGTAAGCGTTCATCGCTTCTTCCATTGTGCCGTCCCAATCGCGGATGTCAGGAATGTGCCACGCGGCACCCCAGCGAATACCCACCCCAGCCGCTTGTGCGCCTTCTTTCATGGCGTCTGCGATTTCGTCGTATAAGCTCAACTCCCACGATCCGCGGGAGCCAACATAACACATGAGGTCCACGGCCTCGCCACCAATGTGTCGAGAGTTCATGGTCTTGCTTGCGCCCTTGGCCACCAGCTCGCGCTGCTCTTCAATAGTTCGCAGCCCGCATATAACGCCAAAGTCGTTTTTGGTGACCGTAATGGCATGTTTCACAACAGCGACAAGGCGTTCATCGACGCCTTCGAGCTTGTCCAAGCTGCGTTGGGATAGACTAAAGGTCATTTCGTGCCTCTTGAGTCGATGTCCGCTGATAGAACCTAGCCATTTTGTTCTACCTTCTCCCGTTTCCAAACTCGAATAGTGCCGTCTTCTTGTTTTTGTTGAATGGATTTGTAGCCTAAGCGACTGAGAGCAGTCCGCAGCGCATTAGATTGGCCTAGCAAAAGACCGCCAACGCTATCGCCAATGGCCATTTTTTCTGCGACCGCCGTCCAACCTTTGTATTTGGTAGTCGGCTCCGGTACGCCTTTATCAATCTTGACCTGCATCACGTTTCCCTTCGTTGTGATTTACCGCAACATGGCGCCACATTCTCTCTAGGGCAAGAATAAATTGACTAAGAGCGAAAAAATGTTACATTCAGCCCATGAGACCTATCCAAAAATGGTGCCGTGAAAACGGCGTTCCGATGTGCAGCCTCGCGGCGCGGGTTGGCATCGGGAACAGTCACTTGACGCATATCGACAAAGGCGAGAAGGGCTGCTCGCTGCTTCTGGCGTCCCGTATCGAAAAAGAAACGCGCTTCGGCGTCACGATGGCCGATCTGGTCAAGTTGCGGGAAGGGAAAGACGAATGACGCCAGACCAAAAAAAATTGATCGAACGGCTTTCGTCGTCTGGACCAAACGCCTGGATATCGACGCAACGCATCCGCGTGGACATAGAGCACAAAACGACCAAGCCATTTTACAACATCAGCCGCAAGCTGCGACGGCTTGAGGCGCGCGGTCTGGTACGTTGCGAAAAAAAAGATCGGTACAGAACCAAGGGTTTGTTTTGGCAACTGACGCGGAAAGGATGGTGGACGGTGAATAAGCTGAAACTGAAGGAAACCAGCAAATGAGCCAAAGCAAGTTGGGATAGATTAAAAGTCAGTTCGTGCCTCTTGAATTGTAAATCTCAGGTTCTCGTGGTCGGGGTAGTGAACAACCACCGGCCCTTCAGGGCAGGCGTAGTTGATCGTAGCCAAAAGCATTGCTTCTCCAAGAGCCACACGATCATAGTGTCCTTCAGGTATGAAGACGTTGTACCCAAACTTATCCACGCGGCCACTTGCTGGGCCTGAAAACTTCGTAACATCCGGGGTAGCAGGGTGAACTACGAACTCGCTGTCTCTGATTTCTAAAGTAAACCCAGTCACATCACAGTCGTCGCGGATTTTTTTTCGCGCAACAATGACACGAAATGGGCCGTTTACCGGCCCGTCCGTTATTTCGAAGTATTCAGGGGCCCAAACTAAGATATGATTATCAAACAGTCCAAGTTTGTCGGTGAGCGTGTAGCCCCCGCCAATCAGTGCAAACGTTGCCGTTACTACACCAATTCCCTTGGTGACTGTCTCTAAATCCATCTTACCTCGTAACGCCTTTTGTCTTCTCGAAAGTACGCAGTGAGCCAAGGCCTAAAAGTCCGCCCAGAACGGTCAGCAACGTACCCATGTCAAACTCCGGCAGGGCAGGCAGTTGTACGCCCGCCACCGCAATCGCAAAAAGCAACAGCGGCTGCAACACAAAATGGTATAGGAAAGCGATGCCGCAAACCCAGCCGATGAAGGGACGCCAACCACCCTTAAACACTGAGCCAGAAGCGGCTTCTGCTTGATTGACTGCAATTTGAGCCAGCGCAATCTCATGCGCTTGCTTTTCGGCCATCGTCGCAATTTCGTGTGCAAGCTTGGCCTTTTCGCTGGCGTCCGGGATGAACTTGTCTAGCAGACTAGTCACCGGACCAATTAGTGCTTGTAGCATAGGGTTCCTCCTAAGATTTCCCGCATTTTATCCTATGCCCAAAGCCGATGTTTGAAAAAATTATCTACAGGACATCCAAGCAGAAACCCCCATATACGCCCCTACAATGCCTGCCATTAAGCTGTAAACCGCCGTACATCAGAACACTCCTTCAAAGCGCTGCTTACGCGCGATGGGACTAAATCTCTTGATGGCTCCGCCCTTGGCCTTCTTCACCGCCTGCTTCTTTTTTGATTTACCCGCCTTAGAAAGCGCAATCGCCACAGCCTGCTTCTGAGGGTAGCCCTCATCCCGCAGCTTACTGATGTTGTTGCTTACAGTCTTCTGGCTTTTGCCTTTCTTCAGCGGCATATCAGCAACAGCCCATGTGCATCGTGCCTTTAGTAGCAGCGCCAGTACCACGGGTTTTTACCCGGCGGAACTTATCGCCTGCAATAGGGGCTTTCTTTTCTTTGCCGACCATTTCAGGCTTAGGCGGATTTTTCGGCGCAGAGCCGTTGATTTTTACTGGACGATTTTTCATCGGGGTGTCCCTTCATTGTTACGTTGTTTAAGCAGCTCGCGTTCCATCGCCGATTGAATACGAGCTTGCGTTTGCTTTTCCTGCGACGCCAAACGTTGCTGGAATTGGTTTGACCGCATCTGCATGGACTGCTGGTCCAACTGCACCTTTGCTTGGTCGATCTGGTTGTCGGCCTGATCGGACTGTGCCTTGAGCTGAAGCTCCTGCTCCTTGAGCTGCACAAGTGGGTCCGGGGCCCCCGCGCCAGATAGTTCGCCAGACATCTGCTTGACCTGTTGCATGCCTTCCGCAACAAGCTGTGCGGTAAGCTGCTCGATCTGCAACATTTGCTCGTCATCGGCAGGCTGGCCACCTTGCTGTTGCACTTGCTGCAAATATTGCACCGCGGCCTGTTCACGCGCAGCAATCTGGACGTGTTCCATAACATGCTTCTGCAACGAAATAGCCACCGGTGGCATCTGAGCAACCAGCGGAGATGTACCAAACGTCAAATGCGCCAAGATATGCGCCTGATGGTTCTGTCCTTCAAAGGCCTTCAACGGCAACATATCCAATGCGTTGATGTTTTCCTGCGCCGGATCAAGCGGTTCAGGAATTTCCGCAGGAATTGCCTTCATTAAACGATCTACATCGCTCACTCCCAAAGCCTCGTACATGTCACGGAATACTTCGTGCATGTTGTGTATCTCAGGGGCTTGGGCCGCGAGCTGTAGTTTTGTCTGCGCCAGCATAATGCGCTGCGCCTGACTAAAGATGTTTGGATTACTGACCGGAATAACATCCACGCGGTCATCAAAATCCTTTGCCATGATCTTCTGGTCGCCACCAGCAATCGAATACGGATATTCCTGCGGTAGATACTCAGACATCACGCGAGCAAGAATCTTAAACTCCTGACGCATCGCGTAGTGCAAGCGCTTGTGAACGGCACTCATGACCCGCGAGCCCTGCTCCATCATCGCAATGGTCGTGCCCACCGGAGCCTGTTGATTGCCGTCACCCACCTTGAGGTCCGTAATCGTGGCAAACCGTTGACCGGCCTGTACCACAAAGCCCAGCAAGTTAAACAACGTCTGGTCTGGGCCCTTAAACGGCAGCGGCATGAGGCTATCCCGTATAGCCCCACCCGGTGCGTCCACGTCTCGGAACTCACCGGGCTGCAACGGATCATCGTCATCCCGAATACGCAGTCCACGGGCCTTGAAACCCGCAGGGAGGTTGGACAACGTACCGGCGTCGATCAACTGTCGCAGTGCCGCCGTGGCGGTGCGTGACAGCCCGCCAATCGTATGGATGAGACCAAGCCCGTAGAAGCCGAAACCCGGAAGGAATTTGTAGTGCGTAAAATACGCGATTTTTTTCTTCAGATCGTCGTCTTCGCGGAAGTTTCTGCGAATCGACAGAACCTGACCGTTGTCCATCGACAAAGTCACAATGTACGGAATCCGAATGCCAGTAGGCTCGCCATCGGAATCCAAATCTTCGTAGCCCTCTAGGTCCAGATCAACGTGGCACTCAAGGATGGTGCAGTCATAATCAATCTGGCTAGGCTCAATACCTTCAATGCGGTCCAGCTTATCCTCAATCTCAGTCAAATCTTTCTGAGCAGGGATAACTTCAACGTCCAAATACAACCCGGCAAGCTGGCGCTTACGCAGATCGTTTAGTGACATTCTAACCACTTGCGTGATGTTGCAGCATGTTTCGAGGTCCGCGGTCTCGTAAGGAACCACCAAGTTCTCCGCAGGAACAAACTTGGATACCGCACGACCTAACGTCTCGTCATAATACGTTTTCTTGAACGTAGAACCGGCCAGAGGCAGATAAAACAGCATCTGGTCCATATCTGGCGTGTATTCCTCCATCACATTCGTGATGTAGTAATTCATGAATGTTTTTACGCGCTGCGCTTGAGCAATTTTTTCCCGCGATTCCGAACCCATGACAATAGTTCTAACGGGCCCCGAAGGAGGTAACAGCTCGTTAAATGCTTGCGCTTGAAACTGAGTTGCAGCTTCCGCCAAAAGCGGGTGAGTGACGCCCGAAGCGCATCTGAAAGGTTGCGTCCTTTCTTCATAAGTGAAGCCAAGAAGTTCGAGACCATTCGCATACGCATCCTCCCAGTCCTGACGACT